CATCGAGGGCTTTGACGCGTGGCTGGGCAGCCAGTCTGACAACACGAAGAACGCGGGCTACGGAACTCAGCACAGCGCTTATAAGAAGTCTGTTCAATCTCAGCTGGACGGCAACGTAGGCCGCAAGTTTAAGAATGGCAGCACGTTTGCGGACTATGATCCAGGACTATTCCTAGCTGACGACAGCTACGGGGACTTTTCGGGGTCTTACCGCAATCAAGAGGGCGCTGACGGGGCGTTTCAAGATTACTATAGCGGCCAGATCGAGGGCCTTGGTTATGGGAACTTGGTCCAAGATGGGATGAGCAACGATCAGTACGTTAGTGCTTTGACCGAGGCTACGGGGCGCAAGAAGTTTGGTGATTTAATCACGGGCCTTGGTTATGGGTCCACGTACGACACGTCTATGAGCTCTGGGAATCTGGAGTCTTTGTACGGTGACGTTCAAGAGCGCAAACGGCTCTCTGGTTTGCTTGACGACATGGGTTATGACTACGACGCGAACGACGACGCGACTGGTTTGGGCTATAATTACAACCAAGCTGTTGCGATGGAGGACACGAAGTCCAAATTGCAAGCTGCGCGGTCCGAGTATTCTGGCTTGGAGAACTCTTATAACTCGGCCATGGGAGAAATGGACGGGCTACAGGGTCAGTTTGACGATTTGTTTGGGGACTACAGTTCTCTGACCACGGACTACGGTGGTTTGCAGGGCACGTATGAAGGGCTTAGTGGGAAGTACAACAGTTTGGAGGGTACGCAGAAGGCTACGAAGGACCGTTTGGCTGCGAAAGCTGGGGAGTATGACGCGCTGAGTGGTTTGTATGACACCCTTCAGGGCAACTACGGCACTCAGACCACGGACTATGCTGACTCCATTTCCCGCTTGGGTGAGTTACAGGGCAACTACGACCAGTTGGGTGATGATAAGTCGGCCCTTCAGGGCACGTATGACGAGTTGTTTGGCAACTACGGTCAGATGGGCAAGGACAAGGCGGCTCTTCAAGGGAACTATGACGATCTCCAAGGCCAGTACGGTACGTTGGGCGACCAGAACTCTGCTCTTCAAGGGCAGTACGGAAGTTTGTCTGACAGCTTTGACGCGTTGACGGGTACTCAAGGTAGGACCATGGCTGATCTGGAAGCGGAACGGGAAGCGGCGTTGGGTTTACGGGGACAGATGCGTGGTAATGAATCAACACGGTTCCTTGCGGGCACTGCTGCTGACTTCGACCGGAGGTCCTCGGTTGGACTGGGCAGCGTTGAGCCTGAATACACAGCTGCGATGGATGCACTGGACAGCACGGAACTTGATCCTCGCGGTTATCAGATGAGTCCTATTGACTTTGCGGGTGGATTTGACCCGAGCATTATGGAGCCCACTGCGATGGGGGGACTGGCGGACCTCGGTGCGTACGGAACTACCGATTACACCGACATCTTTGCTGGCCCCCAGATGACCCTAGATCGGGGTGAATTTGACCTAAATCAGTCATTTAACCCCTATTTTGAGGCTTTAAACCAAGAATATGGGGTCAATATTCCCCCTACAAACTACGGTCCTCGGACCCAAGGAGGGCAGAACTGATGGGACTTTTTGGCTTTGACAGCATTGCGGATGCGTTTGACGGCGGCGGCGCTGGCGGGACTTTTTGGCTTTGACAGCATTGCGGATGCGTTTGACGGCGGCGGCGCTGGCAAAACAGGCGATCAATTTAAAGGGGGTGGTCTTTTATCTCTGATCGGCAACGCATTGATGAAGCCTGCGGGATATGCTGATCGGCAATCCGGCATGGGTGAAACGCGTCCGCAGATGCGACCGCCAATGCAATCGCCAATGCAGCCGCCTGCGCCAACCAACAACTACGTGCCGCCACAACAGTCACCTTTAGAAATGTTCGGCGGCCAACAGCCAGCGCCTTATCAATCGCCGTCACCTTTAGAAATGTTTGGCGGTCAACAGCCTGCGCAGTATCAATCACCTGCGCCTGTGTATTCTGGACGTGGTGAGGCTGGGATGCCTTATCCGCCGGGCGTTGAAACTGATGAAATGCGCCAGATCATTGACTATCTACGGTCCCAAGGCGTGACGGGTTACTGATGGCAAGTATTTGGGACGCATTGTTTCCACAGACTGATTATCGCACCGCGTCACCGCAGGGCGGTTATGCTGACCTGTACGCCAACGGGTTGCTTGGCAGTCGCACGGATACACCACGCAGCGTTGATGCCATGCGGTCATCGCAGGACTTTGTGCCTGTCTTGGGTGACGTTCTTGCGTTCGGTGAGGCAGGCAATGCCTTGGCCAAGGGTGATCGTAAGACAGCGGCAATCATGGCGGGGGCTGGTTTGCTTGGGCTTGTTCCGGGCGTGGGCGATGCCCTTGCACGGCCAGTGATGGCGGCGGGGCGTAAGGGTGCTGAACTAGCACGACGCATTGAGGTTGACCCTAATGCAATGGGATCAATGGGCGGTAATGTTCGTTTGGGCGCGGGTGGTAACAGGCCACCGCTAAAGTCCGACCTTGATCCCATGAAATACCAAAACGTCAAGATGGATGATTATCTATCTGATGCTTATATCGGTATTGAGGACACTGGGGTTAATCTTGCTCGCACACCAATGTCATGGGAAGATATGGAGGGCAAGGTTGTTCTCCCATTTTACGGTGATCGGACTTCGGGCGGCCTGTTGGTCAACAGTGTCAACGATGTAAAGTTCGATAAGCCTGTTTACACTGAGGGTGGCGTTGACTTTATGCGCGGCCCTGCGGCGCAGGCGGATAAGGCGATTTGGGCATCTAATCAGAACATAACCAAACGGTTGTCGGACACGGCAGACAAGGCGGCAAAAGCCTTTCCCGATAGGGACATTGTCGGCATGACGGGCAGCATGTCACCAGACGCCAATGATTTCGCAACGATGACTGGCGCATCTGTTGGTGAGCTGGTCCAAGCCAAGGGAATACCGAGGGCCACTGCGGTGGAGTTCGACGGCATCATGAAGTCTGCCGACCCAAATTTTGTTGGCGTAAACTCCCCAGACCTCCGCAAATGGTTGGAGACGACATCTTCTCCATTACGCAAGGCGTTCATCAGGCTGGCTGACACAGCACCCATGAAGGCGGGGGGTTTCCCAGACATGGGGCTTGGCCGTTATGCGGTAACGGACGTTGCGCAGCGTGATATGCAGCCCGGTATGTTTGGCATGGGTGTTTCTAAAATTGACACATCCGCTCCCCGCATGTTTAACAACCCAAAGGGAAACCAGCAGGGGGCAAGCGTTCCTCACGGCACCTATAATTCTCAAATTTCAGGAGACTATCTAGGGTCACTTCCGCCTGTCCCGCAGGGGCTATTGTTCCGCGATGTCTATGACAGCATGGAGGGTAAGTTGACGAAGAAAGGGCAGCCGTTGACCTCGGCCCACAAAACGCACGCGATCAAGACAAAAGTCCCCGCGCAAGAGATAACACCCCAAGTATTGGAGGGCATCTTGAATTATATGTCTAGACTTCAAGAATGAGCGGTTCAGGGTCTTTAATTCCGAGCATTGCGCAAACTGTAGCGTCCAGAGCTTCAAGGGCTTCGTCGCTCATTTCAAGGTCTTTGGCTTTTAGCATGATTATTTCTCTTTGGGTTTCTTTGTCGAACATGATACCACCTATTTTAAAGTTTAATTATATATCATCTAGGCGCAGAGATCAACAACGACGAGGGCTTTTAGAATGACCATCACGACATACACAGAATTGAAGGCGACAATCAGCGACTTTCTCAACCGCGATGACCTGACAGCATCCGTGCCGTCGTTTATTGCGCTTGGTGAGGCTGACATGCAGCGCAAGATACGCCACTGGCGACAGGAAAAGCGCAGCACGGCTGAAATCAACACACAGTACAGCGCCCTGCCTTCTGACTTTATTGAGGCCATACGGTTTTACAATACGGATACAGACACGCAGCCCCTTGAGCTTATCAGTCAGTGGGAATTGCTGGATCGCAAGCGCAAGGCGTCGAACGTATCAGGATCGCCAACTTATTACGCAATCACAGCGGGTGAGATTGAAGTGTATCCCGTGCCGGATGGCTCCTACAATATGGAGCTTTACTATTTCGGGCGGGTTGCGCCTCTTTCTGACAGCGTTGCAACAAACTGGATTCTGACGTATCATCCCGACGTGTACCTATACGGCGCTTTGATGCACACGGCTATGTATCTGAAAGACGACGCGCGCCTGCAAGGGTGGGCGGCTTTATATCAGCAGGGTATTGACGCCATCAATCGTGACGGCGAGACAGCAAAATTTGGCGGTTCAGGCCGTCGCATGAAAATCAGGAGTTACTGAAATGAGCTTTACGAACACGGCGGAAACGCTGGCCCTAACATGGTTATTCACGACTGGCACAGCGGCGCGGCCTACTCAATGGCACCTTGGGTTATTCACATCTGCGCCGGGTGAAACAGGTGGCGGCACCGAGCTTTCGGGGGATGCTTACGGGCGTGAAGCTATGCCGTTTGCGGTTTCCGGCAATCTGGCCACGAATAGTGGCAATGTCGAGTTTGACGCGGCTACGGGGAACTGGGGTACAATCACGCACGTAGCTGTATTCGACGCTTCTACAGGGGGTAACATGCTTGCTTATGCTACGCTCACTGCAAGCAAGGCAATCGAAACGGGCGACATCTTCCGCGTTCCAGCGGGTGACTTTGATCTAACGCTGACCTAATGACAGCATACCGCACAGGGTTTGGCACAGGTACATTCGGGACACGCTTGTTTGGAATAGACGGGGCAGTCAAGGATGCGGCTGCCTCAACAGCTTGCGCTGCGTCAACGTCTTGTGCTGCGTTTGCGACAATGCAAGGTGGCGGTTCAACTGCCTGCGCTGCGTCAACGTCTTGCGCTACCGTTATCATCATACAGGTTGCGGCTTCAACAGCCTGCGCGTCTGCCGTTTCGGCGGCTGCGTTTGCGACAATGCAAGGTGGTGGTTCGACTGCCTGTTCTACATCGGCATCTACAGGCGCGGTAATTACGGCTAACACTGGTGCGATTGTGGATGCGTCGCTTACTGCGGCTGCGAATGGTGTGGCTATTATTGTGGCGGGTGCGTCAATTGACTGCACATCTACGTTAGTGTCCCATGCGGTGGTGGTCGGCAACGCCTCGGCGTTAGCAGCAGCAGGGGCCACATCCACAGCGTTTGGGGGTATCACTTTAATAGGTGGTGTAAATACGCAACAGTCTGTTACAGTGGCGGCAAGTGGCGGTATTCTTTGGGCCGCGCAGGCTGACACGGCTGAAACGTGGACCGACCAGTCAGCCAATGCAGAAACATGGACGGACCAATCTAAAGTTACGGAATTATGGAGCGAGGTGGCTTAAATGACTTTTACAATGATCGAGGTGCTGACGTGAATTATAAACCTATGAAGCCCGTCAAGCGTAAACCGAAACCGACAACAAAGAAGGACAAGTAAATGGCCGACACAACCACAACCACATTTTCACTTGTAAAACCGGAGGTTGGCGCGTCTGAGGATACTTGGGGCGCGAAGATTAACACGTCTTTGGACTCAATTGACAACCTGCTTGACGGCACAACTGGCATTCAACCCAACCTAACCTCTGGATGGAAGGTCGGCGGCACTTCGGTAGCCTCTACAGCGACTGAGCTTAACAAGCTCAATGGCCTAACAGCGTCCACGACTGAGCTTAACAAGATCGACGGAGTAACGGCGACAACAGCAGAGCTGAATTTCGTTGATGGTGTTACTTCTGCGATACAAACACAGCTAGGGACCAAGGTGCCACTTGCGGGTGCAGCATTGTCAGGCGGCTTCACTTCCTCACTTGATGATGACGGTACAAAATCGTCTGGAACTTACACCCCCACAATAACTGACGGGAACTTTAAAAGGATTGTTGGTAATGGAGCGTTCACACTCGCGGCCCCTGCTGACGCGACGGGCTACTCATTGGCCATATTGATTACCAATGGCGCATCCGCAGGAACGATCACATTCTCAGGTTTTGAAGCGGTATCAGGCGACACAGTGTCCACAACAAACGGCGAAGACTTTATGTTGTACGTGACCAGCATTGCGAACTTTGGCCACGCGCACGTTGTGGCTCTACAGTGATCTCGCTAGGTATGCCAAATCTAGGCGCGTCGGGGGGTGCGGTTAATGACGATTGGACCTACATTGGAAAAGGAGGTAACGGCACAGCCCACGCCTCAACACTAATCGGGGACTACGTGGTGATCGCGGAACTTGGCCAGAAGCAAAACAGCTACAACTCATTAGGCAGTGGGGGCACACAAATCTTTCTCCGTCAGCGGCATTTTCAAAGAGGTAACGGAAAGGAACTCACTAATTGGTACTCACAGGGAAGGGTGCGGGTTCTTATCGCTACGTCTAACGGGGCTTTTGCTTTAGGCGGAAACTCTCAAGCACGCTACGCGTATACGTTTCGCTCTGTGGGCGATAATGCGATGGAAAACGAAATTCTTCTTTCTGCAACTACTGGAACTTCTTCTGACGCCACATACGATTTATCCTCAAAACTAACTCCGCGCTTGCCAATAGTTGTCGCATGTGCATTAGCCACATCTGGGAACCCAGGTACAGCAACAATCGGGGGCGGAAGTGGGACTGTAGACACCTTGACGAACAGTCAAACCGGTAACATAACCGACCGACTCAGAATAACATGGCGCTTGGACCTGCAACAGACAGACAGTATCCGGTATCAAGTATCAGGCATGTCTGCAACGGCCAGAAGTCACGCACACATATTAGGAAAGGTAACTTCAGCATGACACTTTATTTGTATGATAAAGACAAAGCAAAGCTGGCGCGAGTAAACCCACACAAGAACATGAAGCTGCCCAACGGCGACTATGTGTCTGGCGCGAGTATTAAAGATGGTTGGAAGCACGACCTTGGGTACTACGCAGCCGTTGAAGTTCTGGACGTGCCTGCACAAGAAGCGCAGCTAATCGCAGTAAGTGCGTACCAAGCTCTAGCAACTCTGGACGATTTTGGGGTGCTTGAGACTTTAATGGCGCAGACGTTGCCCGCCCGCGTTGTCTTATTTATTGAGAGAGCGCCTGAATGGGTATCTGGTACGGATAACGTGAACTACGTTCTGGGTAAAGCGGGCCTAACAGAAGAAGAGATTGCTGGCTTCTGGCCCCACGCTGCGGGAGTTGTCTAATGGACATCACGGCTTCCGCAATCACGCCTGCTATTGCTGCACGGGTTGCAAACCTTGGCGCGGCAACTGTTGGTGTCAACGCAAAGACCATCACGACACTTATCACACGTCTTGGTCGCAAGGGTGGCCGCGCAGTCCTAGCTGAAATCGACGGGGAACTCGTAGGCTCTAATGTCTATGGCGATGCCTTGCGGTTTGGTGAGGTATCGGGCCACTTCGGGTTGTCCGACGAGATCATGTCTTGGGGCAGAACCTTTCTACCTTCGTTTATCTACCTGCGAAAAGACCTACTTAGTCAGGGCATGTCAAGCACGATCCGAAGTGCGCGGGATGCTGACGCAGTTAAACAAGGCTACAAGTATGGTTTGGTTCTGGGATCGGCTACACCTGCCATACACACATGGGCTGTCCGCGAAGGTGACACAGAACTAAAGGGCTTTGCTGACATGTACGGCCAACCAGTCTTTATCCACAAACTATAACACACTGGTATCTCTCAAGGCGAGTGACCCAAGGGGGTATTTCTAATGACACCGCAAGGCATCATTCGCCGCAACGATATGCTGATTGGTGTGTTGATGAAAACAAAGAACGTATCAGAACCAGATTTCAAACACAAGACATGAT